CATTTAATCTTTCACAATTAGCAAACAACCTTAATTCATCCGGGCAATTGGATGCAACCGATGGTTTATCGGGGGTTATTTCTGTTTCTAATGGCGGCACAGGCGCATCTTCCTTTGGAACCGGGCAAGTTTTAATTGGAAACAATACCGGCGCAATTACAACCGTTGGCGGTGGTGCGGCAGGTCGCGCCTTGGTTTCCGATGGATCATCTTGGGTTTCGGGCTTTCCGGCAAGACTTGATACCGCAACCGCCGGATCAATGCCTTCATATTCCGCAAGGGCGTGGGCAAACTTTAACGGCAATTCTTCCCCCCCCGGAATAAATGCTTCCGGAAATGTAAGTTCAATCACCCGAAACGGTACAGGCGATTACACAATTAACTTTACAACCGCAATGCCGGATGCAAGTTACGCTTGCGTTTTTGGAACATTGGCAAACGATGTTTTGGGTACGCAAGCCCAATTGTTAATTTACGGCGATGATGCAAACCCACAGCAAAAGTTTTTTTCTTCGGTTCGCGTGTTATCGGGTTCAACGGGCGTAAACTTTTTTCGCAACAAAGCCGATTTAAATATTGCAATTTTTAGGTGATCTTATGAAATCAATTGTTTTTCAAAATTCAAAGTGTTTATCAATTTGCACCCCTTCCGGTGAATTGCCTATTGAAGAAGTTGTTAAACGCGACATACCGCAAAATGTTCCATATATGATTGTGGAAAACGATGTGTATCCCGTTGATGATTTGTTTTATAACGCATGGGAAGCCGATTTCGACAAAAAAACAATTTCAGAAAATTTTGAAAAATCAAAAGAAATTGCCCATCAAGTTCGCCGATCAATGCGAGAAGAAGAATTTTCCGCATACGATGCAATTATTGCAAAACAGATTCCGGGGCAGGTTGAACAAGCGGAAGCCGCAAGGGTTGTTGTTCGTAAAAAATACGAAGCCTTGCAAACTGCTATTGATAAAGCCGAAACCGTTAATGATTTAAGGGCTTTACTTCTTGCTTGATCGCGTTAAAATGTTATAAAACAAGATACGACATATTGGCGGGTTTTGCGAGTGCGCGGAACCTATAACCGGGAATGGGGCTAACATGGCAGTATTTAACAAAAACACCCTTACGCAAGTAAGTGGTTTTGATAACCCGATTATTGCGGGTGAATTGGTTTATGACCAATCAACATATTGGAACCTGCAACTTACTTCCGAAGATAACATTACGCCCGTTGATCTTACGGGCGCAACGATTGATGCACAAATCATTCGAAGGCAATTAAGCAATGTGCAAGATACCCGTTACGGGCTTTCTTTTGACATTGCCAATTACACGCCTACACCCACCGCAATACCATTAACAATTACCAACCGCGTTGATGTGGATGGTGAATTTACTTTGGTTATTGATTCTAATTCTTGGGGATTGCTTACAAGCGATGACCAAATGGCAATCAATTCCGTTGATGGTGCGGGATTTTCGGGGCGCATCAAAATATCATTTCCGGTTGTTGGAACGCAACCCGCCGAAGATAACATTATTTTCTTGCTTTTCTTGGTACGAAGCGATGGCATTGTAAAAGTTTAAGGGGCGGCAATTATGGCAAAAATGACAGTACAAGCCGTTCCAAGCAATACAAACATTACGGTACAAGATAGCAATAACATTATTGCCAATATTCAACCCGGCAATCATGTATCGGTGCAGGTTACACCTACACCCAAGCAGGTTGTGCAAATCAATCGCGGGGTGAAAGGTGCAGATGGTGGGGACAATATAGGCGGTTACCCGGTAACAATTACGGGGGCGCAACAATACGATGTTTTGATGTTTGGGGTAAACCAATGGGTAAATACCCCGCAAACCGAAATCGCCGATGGCGGCAACTTTTAAAGGAAATTAAATTATGGCAAATACCATACGCATTAAACGCCGCGCGGCTTCGGGCGGTGCGGGCGCACCTTCATCACTTGCAAACGCTGAATTGGCGTTTAACGAAGCAAGTAACATACTTTATTACGGAACGGGTACAGGTGGCGCGGGCGGTTCCGCAACTTCCGTAATTGCTATTGCAGGCAATGGCGCGTTTGTTGATCTATCAACAAATCAAACCATCGGCGGCACAAAAACATTTTCAAGCACAATTACGGGTAGCGTTTCCGGTAATGCGGGTACGGCAACCACTTGGGCAACGGCGCGTGATCTATCACTAACAGGCGATGCAACTGCAACGCTTACCGCCGTTAATGGTTCCGCAAATGTAAGCGCGGCATTAACCCTTGCAACCGTAAACAGTAATGTTGGAACATTCTTAAAAACTACGGTAAACGCAAAGGGTTTGGTAACTGCGGCAACAACCGCAAATATCAACGATCTAACCGCACCAACTGCCGATTATGCTTTTGGTGGTTACAAGATTACCAACCTTGCCGATCCAACAAACGATCAAGATGCGGCAACCAAATATTATGTTGATACCGTTGCACAAGGTTTGGATGTTAAGGCATCGGTTCTTGTTGGTACAACTGCCAACATTACACTTTCCGGCGCACAAACCATTGATGGCGTAAGCGTTGTTGCAGGTGATCGCGTATTGGTTAAGAACCAAACAACCCAAGCCGATAACGGTATTTATGTTGCCGCTTCGGGCGCATGGGCGCGTTCCGCAGATGCAAACACTTGGGATGAATTGGTAAGTGCATATACCTTTATTGAAGAAGGTAGTACCTACGCCGATACCGGTTGGGTTTGTACGATCAACAAAGGCGGTACGCTTGGTACAACCCCAATTACTTGGTCGCAGTTTAGCGGCGCGGGTACATACCTTGCAGGTACAGGGCTTACGCTTTCCGGTAACACTTTCAGTATTACCAACACCGCCGTTACTGCCGGTTCATACGGTTCCGCATCAAAAACGCTTACCGCAACGGTTAACGCACAAGGTCAACTTACCGCCCTTGCTGATACCAATATTGCAATTGCCAATACGCAAGTATCCGGGCTTGGCACTATGTCAACCCAAGATGCAAACAATGTGGCAATTACCGGCGGTTCAATTATTAACCTAACAACCTTTGATGGCATTACCATTGATGGCGGTACATTCTAAGTAATTTTTTATGGAACAAGCCCCCTTTTTAGGGGGCGTTTTTAAGGGGTCATTTTTATGGCAAATATTATTAAACCCAAGCGTTCAAGTGTCGCGGCTAAAGTTCCAACCACTTCCGATATTGTTAACGGCGAAATTGCAATTAACAGTACCGACAAAAAGATTTATACCAATGCCGGTGGTACGGTAACGCAAGTTGGTGCGGGCGCACTTTCGGCACTTGGTGATGTAACAATTACAAGCCCAACATCGGGGCAATCCCTTGCGTACAACGGTACGGCTTGGGTAAATAGCGCGGCAGGTTCCGGCGATGTTACCGGCGCGGCTTCATCAACTGATAACGCCGTAACCCGCTTTGATGGCACTACCGGAAAAGTTATACAAAATAGTTTGGTTATTGTTGGCGATACGGGAAATGTAACCGGTGTAAATGCGTTAACCGCCGAAAGCCTTGTTGTAAACAATAACGCAACATTGGGTTTTTCCAATACGGATACGCTTGATGTAAATGCAAGAATTACCACCGATTTAGAACCAAACGCAAACAACGCAAAAGACATTGGAACAAACGGTAGAAATTGGCGTGATGGTTTTTTTGGAAGAAATTTAACAACGGTAAATTTAGCCGTAACAGGCACAACAAGTTTTGATGGCGCACAAGGCACAAGCGGGCAGGTTTTAACATCGCAAGGTACGGGCGTAACACCCGTTTGGACAACGCCAACCACCGGTACAGTAACTTCCATTGGAATGACAGTACCAACCGGGCTTACCATTACAGGTTCGCCAATTACAACAAGTGGCACTTTGGCATTGACATTTACCGCCGGGTATTCAATTCCAACAACTGCAAAACAAACGGAATGGGATTCCGCTTACACGCAAAGATTGCAATGGGATGGTGGAAGCACAAACCTTGTTGCCGCAACCGGGCGTACTTCATTAGGCGCAACAACGGTTGGCGGCAATATGTTTACGCTTACCAACCCAAGCGCAATTACCTTTCCGCGTTTTAATGCC